GGGACTCTCGAAAAGAGATCAACTAGATATAAATATGAAAGCAATGCATGGAATATTTATACTACCAGCAAAAGATGGAACCGATAAAGATAAAAAAGAAAGCTAGAACGATTCCATTTGGTTTTAAACAATCTCAAGATCCAGATTATATAGAACCTATCAAAGAAGAATTAGATGCTCTTAGACAGGCAAGAGAATATTCAAAGACTTGTTCACTAAGAGAGACTGCACAATGGCTACATAGAAAAACAGGAAGATACATATCACAAGCCAAGAAGTCAGTCAAACAGATTCTAGCTCGCACTCGTAAGAAAGTTGCAAAGGCAGAACAAACTCTACGTTCTGCAAAACAGTCGGCAGAAAATACAAAAAATAAACTGTTAACTATTGATAAGGCATTAACAGGAAAAGAGACTCAACTTCTTACAGAGGACATAATCGAGAGTGCTCCAAAAAATGTGCAAGAGCACATAAATAATCAAGAGGTTATCTTTAGACCTAACTCAGGTCCACAGACAGAATTTCTTGCATCCTCTGAAAGAGAGGTATTTTATGGTGGAGCAAGAGGCGGTGGTAAATCATATGCGATGCTAGTCGATCCGCTACGCTACTGTGCGAATGCAAATCACAGAGCACTCTTAGTAAGGAGGACAATGCCTGAGTTAAGAGACTTGATTCAAAAGTCTCAGTTATTATACGGAAAGGCATATCCAGGTGCAAAATGGAGAGAACAAGAAAAAGAGTGGCGATTCCCATCAGGGGCAAAGATAGAGTTTGGTTACGCAGAGAACATGACAGATGCTTTGAGATACCAAGGTCAATCATATACATGGATAGGAATAGACGAACTTCCACAATATCCTTCGCCAGATATATATAATTTTTTAAGATCTTCTTTAAGATCCGTTGATAAAGATATTCCTGTCTATATGAGAGCAACAGGAAATCCAGGAAACGTTGGTTCACAGTGGGTGCGAGAGATGTTCGTAGATCCAGGAGAACCAAATAAAGCGTTTGACGTAGGGATAGATACACCTAATGGAAAAAAATATATAACAAGAAGATTTATTCCAGCAAAGTTACAAGATAATCCTTATCTGATGCAGACTGATGATTATTATATCATGCTTGCATCTTTACCAGAAGTACAGAGAAAACAGTTTTTAGATGGGGATTGGGACGCATATGAAGATTCAGCTTTTCCAGAATTTAGTAAAACGACACACGTTGTTGAACCTTTTGAGATGCCTCGTGGCTGGTATAAATTTCGTGCTGCTGACTGGGGTTATTCTTCTCCTGCTTGTGTTCTATGGTTTGCTGTTGATTATAATAACAATCTGTGGATCTATAGAGAGCTATATACTTCCAAAGTTACAGCAGATAATTTCGCACGTCAAGTCCTTACTCTAGAGAACGGAGAATATATCCATTACGGGGTCTTAGACGCTAGTACATGGGCAAAGAGAGGTGATGTGGGCCCAAGCATCGCAGAAACGATGATTCGATCTGGATGCAGATGGAGGCCATCAGATAGATCACCTAAAAGCAGAATTAATGGTAAACTGGAGATACATAAACGTTTACGAGTAAATGATAAGGAACCAGGTATAAGAATATTTAAGACCTGTAAAAATTTAATTAGAACCTTGGGATCTTTACCAACAGATGATAAGAATCCTGAGGATGTAGATACAAACGCAGAAGACCATGCATATGATGCATTAAGATATGGATGTATGAGTAGACCAACACATCCTAAATATGCAGAAAGATTTAGAACATCTTTTACATATGATTCATATAACATGGCAGATAATAAATTTGGATATTAGTATGAATAGAATCACAAGACAGTTATTATCATATATCACTTCTACAAACAAACATTCAAAAGAAATGATATTATCAAAATTACTCAAAAGAGAAGTAGATATAGGTGCGACTGGCACACAAGGATATAGAATTAAAAAAGGCCCTAATAAGGGAAAGGTATTAGATGCCTCTAAATAAGAAAGGTAAAAAAATTAAAAAAGCTATGGTAAAACAGTATGGTAAAAAGAAAGGCCAATCTGTTTTTTATGCCATGGAAAACTCTGGTAAATTAAAAGGTGTCAAAAAGAAAACTTCCAGAAGTAAATAAAAAAATTTTTCCATACGATTTAGTAATCGCTTGGTGGGAAGATATCGTGGCTGATTCGATTTGGGTTGATATACCCGATATAAAAAAATCAACTACGGCCATTTGTTGCACGGTTGGTTGGCTTATGAGAAGTGATGAAAAGGTTACAATCTTAATGTCTGATTTTAATTTTGAATCAAACGGTGAGATAAAACAAGGTGGTGGACATTCAACCATACCAACTAAAAACATATTAAAAATTAAAAAGATAAAAATATAGGAGATATCATGGAACAAAAATTTGATCCTAAGGCTAAAGTTAAGCAAGGTCAATTTAGTGACT